TAAAGTAGCCGCCTCCGTCGAATTGGCGGCTGAAACCAACAACTTTCATGCGTTTTTCGGGGGTCGGCCAGGGCCACGACGCTTGGTCGCCAACTCGTCACGCTGCTCCGGCGGATCACTCACCGAATCATCATCGGCGACGCGCTCCTCCGCCTTCGGCGGCACCGCACGCTCCTCCTTACGATCCACCACCGGAACGGCATACCGGAAGTAACAGTATCGAGCGCCGGCGTCGTCAGGGACATCCCAGACGTCGCCGGGATGTGCGCCCTCCTCATGCCCCTCCACCGCCCCCGGGATGTGAATCAGCCATCGAATTTTCACGTTGCCTTCTTCCGTTGATGGTGTACGGGGACAGGTTGAATCCCCGTACACCTCAACCTAATTCAATCAGCTAGCAGCAGAAACATACGTCTTCACTGCGCTGGTGTCAGCCAAAACGCCGTCGGTCCGGTAGATGCAACGGAAACTGACGAGGTCTGTGCCGAAGGCGAATTCATCGCTTCGCTCGAAACGCAGGGGCGTGACGTCGCGGATGAAATATCCCTTGAAGTCGCCGAATGCCACGACCTGCTTGGATGCCCCGACTTGCGGAATGTTCGGGTCGGGATAGATGGGTCTGCCGAGCAGCAGGTCCGGTTGTCCTGCGACCAGGGCTGGCTGCCACAGGTATTGGCCGGTGGTGTCTTTCAGCTTCCTGATGGCTTTCACTGTCGCGTCGTGGGCGAGCCAGGATGCCCGCGCACGATATTGCGGGATCACCGAGTGGTACAGCTCGATCAGCACGTCTGCGCCGATGGCCGCACCGCTGGTGGGGAACCCGGTTGTGGAGCCGGTACCGGTGACGGCGGTGTATCCGGCGGCCGCAGCGGTGATGAACCCGATGGGTTGTGTGGTGCCGGTGCCGGCGACGTAGGCGGTGTCGACGGCGACCCCGATCAGCATTCCGGCCTGGCTGGCGACGAACCCCACCACGTCGAAACCCTCGTCCTGCAGCAGTTCGTAGGATACCTGGACGAGGACACCCAGTTTGTAGGCGTTCAGCGTGACGCTGGACACGGTCGGGTCGGAGGCCGACAGTGTGCCGCCTTCTGCGGTCCACTTGGCCGTGCCGTATGCGGTCGCGCGCGGGACAACTAGCGGCTCACCAGATGATGTGGAGAACACCGTGGGGTTGGCCTGCCGGATCGTGGAAGTGTCGATCAGGTACCGATAGATTTGTCCCACAAAGCTCGTCGGGAGTGGCACGTTGGAGTCCAACAGGCTGCGCTGTTCCACCATCGACGGCATCGGCAGGTTGAATCCGGTGCCCGGTGCCGCGTTGGCCAGCTTGCGGATTTCGGCGGCGTAGTCCGGTTCGGTGAATTCGCCGGGGGCGCCGGCGCGCTTGTCGACAGCCTTGCCTGCGAGCCGGTCCATGGCTTCGCCGGCGTCTTTGGCGCGTTGCTCGCCTTTGAGGATGGATTGGATGCGGTCGTCGAGCTTGCTCATTTCGGCGTTGCCTTCATCCCACCGGCGTTCCTCTTCGGCGGTCATGATGCGCTTCTCTTCCGATGCGCGTTCGGCGACGCCTTTGAGGTCTTCCCAGATTTCCAGGCGTCGGTCGCGTAATTGAGTGACTACCCCGCTCATAGCGTGGTCCTTTCAGGTGATGGTGAGCGAGGTGGTTTCAAGCCTGCCTCAAAGGAACGGGTGTGCGGCCATCCGCACGCAGCACACCCTTGGTGGACGTGGATGTGGTCCTGCCAGGAGTGTGCTGGGAGATTTTTTAGGCTGTTCTGCCGATCGGGTCGTCGGGGCGCTTAGATAGAATGTCCATCAATGCCGCCGGCCCGAACATCGGTGCCGGCTTCTTCGGCTTCCCATTGCTGTCGTCGGTGCGGACAAAGAAGCTGCGGAGTTCATTGCTGGCGGCCTTCTTCACCACATCCTCGAGCGGGGCGCCGACGAACCGGGCCAGCGAACGCAGACCAACCGTCGCATCGGGGTAGGCCGGAATGGTCACCGGCGCAACATCAATCAACCGCGTCGACATCAACGTTCGTACTGGGATTCCGTCGCCCATCGTCCAGTCCTCTTCATAGGCTTGGAAGGCGAACGAGGAGTTGGAGACATCCTTGCGGATGACCATTTCCAGGCAGTCGCCGCGGCACTGCGGGCAGTCGACTTCGTAGTTGAGGCCGATTTTGTCGATCCACAGCTTGAGGGTTCCTGATCTGGTGGTGCCCAGCAGGTGGGTGTCGAGGTGGTTGTATCTGGCGATGGCGCCGGGCCAGCCGTCGGAACGGGATTTGTTGAATGCTTGCGGGTCGATCATTTCGTAGAAGCCGCCCAGATCGACGCTGCGCTTGCCGAACGCTGCGGCGACACCACCGATCACCCTCGAGGGGTTGCCGTCGGGGCCGCGGCGGACCTCGACGTCAGAGCCGCCCTTGAAGAAGGTGGTGGCGTAGAGGCGTTCGGTGTCGGGGGCGCTGCGCACCCCGTCGCCACTCATACTGACGATGGCATCTGGGGGGGCTTCACCGAGGTCGCTGCGGTATAGCAGCACCAGCCGGCGCGCGGCGGCAGCCTTCTTGTCGACCGAGACGCCTTCGATGCCATGAAGTTTGGCGGCGACGGCGTGGATGCCGTGGCGGTTGAGATCGCCTGACGGCTCCCGGTACGGCAGCCAGTAGCGGTCCCGGCGGTTGGGTGCGCCTTCTTCGGTGTCGATGAGGCAAGCGCGCTGCCACTGCTCCGGCGTGTAGTCGGCGGGGCTGAAGCTCCACGCGGTGTCTGAAACAGCCATAGTCATCAGGCTCTCTTTCTCAACTGGGGACGGTCCACTTGGACCCATTCCTGATCGGGTCGTAGGGGCGACGCGCCAACAAATCCATCAGCGCAAGCGGACCAAACGGGGCGGCCCGGCCGCTGCCGTTGCTTGCTCCGACGGCGGGCGGCGCAAAAGCTGCGGTCGCATCGGGGTCGGATGGCGCCGATTCCGACGGTTCAACCGCAGCAGCCACCGGTGTGGCGCCTTCAGCGCCAGCGGCGCCGCCCGGCCGGTACGGCGGCACCAACTCAGACGCCGCCCCACCCATCGGCGGCAAATCATTGCTGCGCCGAACCTCATCCTGGGTGCGCGTCGGCGGCGGATAGTAGCCCAACGTGAGATTGTCGTACTGCGCCTTCTGCAACGGGTCCATCCGCAGCATGTCGCTGGTGTCGAATTTGACGAAATTACCGCGCGGAAACAGCCTCGAAAGAGCCATTTCCCACCGAATAAGCCACGGCCGCAACGAAACCTGCAAGAAATTCAGCCGATTCATCGCCACCGTCGTATAAGTCAAGCTGCCGCCGGTTTCACCACCCAAATCCTCCGCCGACAACCCGTAAATCACCGCGATATGATTCGCCGTCAACTTCGCCGTCTCCACAAACGCGCTATCCGAAGCCTTCATACCGATCGGGGTGTAATCCCAATCAGTGCCATACACCAACGGTTTGCGCTGCTGCAACCTCGAGGTGATCCGCGACGTAATAATGTCGGCGTCCTCTTTAGACACGATCTGCTCGGTGTTCTTCATGATCCCCGGCGGCGTCCCGCCATGCAAAAACCACGCCGACGTGAAATCCTGCGCCCCCAACCCGGCGTTCGCGATCGTCTGATACGCGCCGATCGGCGACAAACCCCGCACCTTATACGGCATCGTGAACCAAGGAATGTGCAGGATGTCTTCGCGCGGGATTTGGCGCCCGCGCCAAAACCACAGCGGGTCCATATATGAGCCTGGTCCGCTAAAGTCTGAAGTGTTGTAGTTGCTGGCCGTCGCGCTGTCGTAGGAGGCGTTGCCCTGCGACCCGTCCATGACGGTCACGTTCTCCGGGTTCAACCATTCGACCATGGTTGGGACGCCTTGGTAGTCGCGTTCGGTGACGTAGCCGACCGCATCCCCCCACAACGCCATGGAGTGGGTGCCCCGCTGCAACCAATCGAACAACGTCCCATGCACGGACGGCTGCGTTAACAGGCTGGGGGTACGCTGCCGCTCCCACACCCCGTCCTTGCCGATCGTGTACAGCGCCGGGGTGAGGGCGGCGATGTTGTCGGCGAGGATACGGGCCGCCCCAAACACCGGCACCAAAGACAGGGCACGCTGCACACCCACCGCCATATACGGCGGCGGCCCAGAGGTGTCCCACGGCCAGCCGGTGAACGCGCGCTGCTCCTCCGCAACCTTACGGCTGCGGAACGGCCAAATCGCCATCAGCTATTCAGTGGACGCAGACTGTGTCGGCGGCAACCCGGGACCACCCACCACATGCCGGTCCACCGGGCCGAAACCCCCACCGTCCTCGAGCGGCGCCGACTCCGGTGGACCGAAATCGTGCCCAACTATGTTCTTGCTCGTCGGCCCGGTCTCCGGCATCTCATCCGGCCGCGGATCAAACATCGTCGCCATCAGAGCATCTCCGCCTCTCCGCAACCGTCCATAGCGTCCCAACCAGCATGATCACACATCTCCTCGTTATCCATTTCGTCGTCCGGGCCCATCAGAGCGGCGTCGCCTGGCCGGCGCCGTTGTCCAGCGCATCGTAGGCGGCTGTCGACGCCGTACCCGCCGAATCCGACGGCACCGAAGACGGCGCATGGTACGGGGTGTGCTCCACATTCGCCAGATGTGGGGTTGGTGCGGGATAGCCGCCCGGCACATTCTCGCCAGCAGAAACACTCATCGTATTTTCTCCTTCACTTACCAAACACTTTCCAAGTTCGGGTACACCGTCACCAGCTCCTGCAACCCCCACACATGCAAAGCTGCAGCCGCAGCGACCACCGCCGAAACATCCGTCTCAAACCCGCGATCCCACGTCTCCGCATCTCCGCTGCGCCGCGTACGCGCATTCGCCACCGCAACATCCAACTCGTTCTGGCCGCAATGCGTCACCGTGCCATCAGCCACAGCCGTCTGAAACGCCGTACACGACGCCGCGATATCGCCGGGCACCAGCTTGCGGAACTCCACCCTCGCCAACGTCAAATCAGCCGCCAAACCGCGAGCCTCACCCGCCGTCAACACCACCTCAACAATGTCGCGCTCCGCCACCAACTCAACAACCTTCGGCACCACAGCCTCCACCGGCAGAGCGAACACCATCACCAACGTCGTCCGCTGCCCACCCCGCGCCGGCCCATTCCCCGCCACCGCAATCGTCGCCCCCAACCTGTACGGCGACACATCCACCACCAACACCACCCGCGGCGGCGCCACCGCACTGGTGTCCTCCAAACTCACCCACCGCGCCACATCAAACACCGTCCACGTCGACGAGTCCCAAATCCCCAACGCCTCACGCCTGAAACCGTCCGGGTCCAACTTCTTCCGCAACCGCTTAATCGACGCCTCCGGCGTGTAATGCGGATACGAAGCGTTCGCCTTCAAATACTGCGCG